CCCATTTATTTACTCACTCTTTCCACTCCTTCTTCTTACTAGTCCTTCACCCCGTGATCTTTAATCGTGACGGGTTCCTCGAATTTTCATACTCAGTGTGTACTGGATGCTTTCAACTACTCCGTTAACGGTTTAAAGAGGGGATCTTTCCAACGAAATTGGACTTTTGTGTTAAAAGTCTAAATCAGTTTTGAGATAATTCTCTTTGCAATTCGCGTTGCTATCCGCCAAGGACGGTTCCTCATAATATTTCTATTACTCCCCGTTCTTTAACTCTTCTGTTGTCAGGTGAGCTAAACCCCTAGTATTTTGTTGTTACTTAACAAGACCTATGTTTTATTTGCTAGAAGAAAACATATTAAAACTCCTTTCTTGAAAACCTCTTGGCGTTTTCCTACCTTTCTTTTCCAAACCCCTAAAACTTACTTTGTCGTCAGTTCTTGAGGCTCCTACCCTTGTCGTCGGATTTAATTGGTCTTTTCTAAGACTGTCATTGTAATCGGTATCAGTTCTTGTTTTCTGAATTTCTTTACAAACCTCTCCTTGATCTTTAATTATTATAAGATCCTCGATTCATCTTTGCATTATAAGGGTTTCCTTTCTTTTGTCCATTTTGTGGACCCTTCTTCTTTTGCTTTGCTTGCATATCCAATAATAATTGGCGATTGTTATTTCCTATATTTTTTGCTCTTGCTCTTGGATTTTTCCCTACCACTGGCGCTGAATTTGTTATCATTCGTCTTTGTGCCTCTATTTCTGCTTCTAAACTTTGAATCTTTTTATTTTGTTTCTTTCCTTCCCCTTGGTTCTTTTTCTTTGGTTTGTCTTTTGCATAAAACATATCAATTCCTTTCTTTACTAAAGGCATCCCAGGTACTCCAACTTCTTGCAGCATCTCTGCTACTGCTTTTATCCAGTCCCCATCTGCATTCATTCCTACTGGAACTCCTGGTGGCAGGTAGGCTGCTGCTTTTGCATACAACTCTAATACCGCTGGATCAAAGGAAGGTGAACGTGTTGTCATCACCACCAAATCAGCATTATTTTCATTCACAAATCTTTCAATTATATAATGTACCACAATTGTTAGTGTTGTTTGTGGTGATAATCCTGTAAAGTAAGCCCCCCCCAAATTCCAATTTGACGCAGCTCCTTGACCATTTCCCAGTCCTGCAAACCCATGAGTTTGTTGCAAACCCAATGCTGTTGTCCGTGTTTGACTCAAGTAAGTTTGCCCTACTGGTAGTGATGGATCACAATTCATAAATCCTGGTCCATCATTCGTTGTCCCTAACTGTGTTGGTGTGTTTGTTGGGTCTGGCAACAAATCCAATGGTGGATTTGTTGGGGTCGCCATCGTTGCTACACAATAACACCCTTTTGTGGCTTCATGAACCACCGTGTCCATAATTTTTGTTATTGAATCTACATCTGTTGGCACATCTGGCTCATTCATTGCTACAACTGTTGTTTCTTGCACACTTGCTGCTGTTAGCACTGCTGCTGGACCCTGGCGCATATTGAGATCTCTTGTTTTTGCTATTGTTGGATCTCGATATAAAGTCACAGCTCCCCCTGCATATAATGGAGGTGTTGTATTATGGACTTCAAAGGCTTTTCCTATTACCCGTGTTCTTCCATTTCCATAATATGTTGTTGCTAGAGGAACATTATCTATAATGTTGTTCCAATAAATTGGAACACCTGCTTTTGCTACAGCTATGTTTACTCCTCCTGATGATAGAGGCCCTCCTGCAACATTTAATGGTGTTGTTATTGATGCATAATCAATTGTTCCACAATTTCCATCAATTGCTGCTTGCAACCAATCTAAATTTGTATCTGACCCATCAAAGAAAACGTGGCAATCCCATGGCCCTGTTGTTACAGTTGGCGGACATGAAACTGTCACTTGTTGTTTTATCTTTTGTACTACTGATGGTCCATTTATTTGATCGGGATATCCTGCACAATCCCGTGGTGCATCTGGAAAGGGATCTAATGCACTCTTCAACCACTCGTCTCCATCCGAGGAAACTCCTACTTTTGAAACTAACGTTTCTATCTTTTTCTCAACTTGTTCAGTCATTTCTAATTCTATTTTATTGGACTTATTAATCTTTCTTGTACCTTCCAATAATTCTTGTTGAGACACCATTATTCCCCATTGGGTCATAAAGCTTACTGACATTGGTTGAACCACACTTTGACTGCGTAGTTCACACCCTCTTCCCATGAAAAGTTGATACAACGTTGAATCTGTTAAAATTCCAGACTTTGCTAGAATCCATCGTTCATCCTCAGCTAAGACGTCATCATATTTATTTAACAACCATTTTATCAAATTTCTACAAAATTTTCGAAATGGTAAATCAGTCCATCCA